AATGCTGATTTGCCCCGCATAGGTATCGCTAAGTTTTACACCACTAGCCGACACATCTAAAGTTGTGCCATTGGCTTTAACAGAAAATGTATTGCCAACCAATTGCAAGCCATCGCCAGCCAAATACGAACCAGCACCCGAAAACTGTGACCAAGTGATTGGCGTTACATCAATCGTGCCGCCTTGATTGGATGTGCAAACCCAACCCGTATCCGCTAGGGTTGTCCCTGATTCAATAAAAGTAAACGCTGATGGGACTTCAGCCCATGTATTCATGTCAGCAGATCGTGCCCAAGCACCAGCCGCAGCAACATAAATACCGTTGAACTGGCTTGAACCTTGGTTTTTGACCAAAATCCTATCGCCTGCGGTTAATGTGGATGCCCAATCGCCATTTGCTTGCACCGCCAAGCCCGACAAAGTAATGTTGCCAGTGGTCGAATAAACGCATGAAGCCTTTACATCAAGCCCTTGCGCCACCGAATCCACATAGCCTTTGTTGGCAATGTCGGTATCGCCCACGGGCGTAGTTGCAATCGTGCCAGTAACCGTGCTGATGTTTGTGAATATGGCATTCTCAGGGCCATAGAACGGCGTTCCAGCAGGCCCGACAAAATATTGCAGGGCAAAGGTAGGCTCGGGCGCAAAAACCCCTTGAACAGGAACAAAGTTAGTGGTCTGCGTGACCGCTGTGGTCATGGTTTACTCGTAGTAAACGGTGCATTTAACAGTGCCGCTAATGACAACATAAATGCCATTTGCGGTGTTTAAACCATCGTAAAAGTTGTAATTTGTTGCCGCCACAGGCGTGAATGTGTCCAAAACTTTGACCGATGTGCCCGATGTTTGGGTATCGTACACAGTAATTGTGGGGGTACTAGATGCGGCGCTGACAAAAATGCCTTTTAACTTTGCTGGCGCACTTTTGACCAAGGCGGTTGCGTCAAGGTAAGAAATATTGGACATAACAATCCCTTTCAGTTCATCAAATTATATGCTTCAAAAGAGAAAAAGCCACCCCTTTTGGGAGTGGCCTTCTCAGTTACTTCATGCCAATATTAAGGCAGGAAAGTCAGGTCGTAACCGTAGATGAAAACATCAGCGGTTGCGGCAGCGCCTTGCGCTGTGGTGTTGCGGATATACAGGTTTAAGCCTGTAATTGCATCGGTTGATGTTGCCGCAGTCACAACGGCTTTAGCTGCTGTGGTGTTGCCTGTCAACGCATAAGCTGTTTTAACGGCTGTACCGCCAGCGGCAGGGGCTGTGTAAATAGCCAATTGTGCTGTGGTCAAGTCAACGCTTGCGTTGGTAACAATGATGCTTTGAACACTAACTCGACCCGCAACCAAAATGTTAGCAACGGTATCGCCAACAGAATTAAGGTTTACCGATTGTGCAGAGGCAATCAAGCGCAAGGCTTGGTTGGTTGCAAGATTGGATGGGTGGTTAGAAGTGGTTTGTGCTGCACCTGGATTGATAGTAGCCATGATTAGTTTCCTTTCTTAATGGGTTTGATTAGGAAGCCACTCGGCAAGCCAATTCGGGGTACAGCGGGGCCCAACCATACAACACATCCACACGGGTTGGAATTGAATCGTTGTTAATGGTGTATTGACGAACCACACGCAGTGACAAGCCCAAGTCTTTGTCGCTTGCACGACCAGCGAAATGAACGCCATCAGGCAATTCCAAATCAGCGGTAGCCAAAGTGAAAGCATTTTTGTGCATCACGATGTTCTGTGGTGACACTGCGCCAGCTTGGTTGAACGGGGTCACAGCGGAAGCGCCAGGGCTGACGATGGACACGTTTTGGAACTGACCAGCAGAGATAACAGCAGGCGACACGGTGACGCTGTTGCCGCTGATAGCGGTCACAACGAAATTACGCAGCTTGTTGCTACCGTAGGCTTGACGGTTTTGGGGGTTGACCGCAAACACGTTAGCGATGGTGAAAGTGTCACCAACGTTAGGCGTGAAAGTACCAGTCTTGCTCAAAGTCAAGGTGGAGGTTTGTGCCCAGCCTGAGGTCAAGATGCCGCCATCGGTGCTAGTGTTGATGGTTGCTGTACCAGTGTAAGTGCCGAAAGTTTGTGCGGCAATATTCTGATCCATCTTCCAATTCATACCAGCAGAGTCACGACCCATCATGCCCTTGCTGTATTGCATACCAATACGGTCATTGGGAACAAACAAGCCCTTCAAGCTGTCCACGATTGTTGCGCCTGTAAAAGGCTCAATAATGCAAGAACGGCGACCATCACGGGGCGCACCTTCGCTGTCCAAGTAGGCTTGGGCTGTAAGGTAGGTCAACAATGATGTGGGAGGTGTGCCAGCAGTACCAACGATGTTGGCAGTGTTTAGCTTTGCCATTGTTGTGCCATCAAAGTCAATTTTGTTGGCGACAGCAGCGACAGCAGGCTTTAATACACGGTCAGAGAACATATCCAACGACAAAGCCAAGTCCTGAGTGGTGAACTGGGTATCAACGTGGAATTGTGTGCTCAGAGTCACTGGAACGCTAGTCTCGTTGAAATCTTCAACGTTCAAAGCAGGGCCAGTTGTACCGATGAAACGACCAGGGCGGCGAACGTTCAAAGTTGCACCGATTTTTGCGCCAGTAACGGCGAATTGGTCATCATAGTTGCGCTCGACTTCAGAGGAGAAAGTCAATTCGTTTTCCAAAACCATCAACGCTTCGTTGGTGATCATGGAGATGGTAAGCAGATTGTTGCTCATTTCATTTCCTTATAAAAAGATTGGTTTGTCAGCGGATTCGCCCTGCAAGTCGTGCCGCTTTCCAAGCCTGATAGTTGCCATGAAATTGACGGTTTGAGTCAAGTTCTGTAACTGGCCCATTAGCAGACGCTTTGATCGGGTTGATCGGCGCTGGCGCTTTACTTTTTCCAACGGTAGTCTTTGTCTGAGGCTCAGTCTTTTCAAACCTTGCCTCCAGCTTCCCAATTGTTGCCAAGGCTCTTGTCAAAGTCATGCCTTGCAGTTGTTCACCGATCTCAGGATTCTCAGCCAAGTGATACAGGATTCGAGGGCCAACCTCTGATTCAAAAATTGCATCCCGCACTTCGTTGCTCACAACAACGTCAGCAGAACCAACCATCGCCTCAAAGTCGGGCATCTCGCCTTTTGCTGATTCAACCCGCTTTGCCCAAGTGTTTACCAATTGGTCTCGCTCGGCTTGAACCTTTGCCTGAACTTCCTTTTGCTTTTCCTCATTCAATCGCTGATCTACCCGATAGTCAGTCAATGCTTTCGCATATTCATACATATCGGAAAACTGATCAGGCTGCGGCTCTTGCTCACCAGTAGGCTCGGCTTGAGGCTTTGCCTTTGATTCGTAATCCCGCAACTTTGCTTCCAGTGCTTCCCTTGCTTGGCGCTCGGCTTGGGCTTCTGCCCGTGCCGCCTCCCGTTGCTTGGTAATCTCTGAAAACCTTTTCTCCAACTTCGGATTCTGTTTTCGATCCTCTACCGATGTTGCATCCTTGTCGCTCTCGCTAGATTCACTCTGTCCTTGGGCGCTCTCTTGCGGCTCTACTTTTGTAGCCTCGCTAGGCGCTGGATCAGCTAAACCAAGTTTATTGGCAACGAATTCAGCCATGTTCTCATTAGTAACCACGTTAGCGGCTACTCTTGGCGGCGCTTGTGACGCATCCTGTACTTCTGACATAGGTTTAATCCTAAGAATTTGCCCCGTCTACCTGACGGGTAAGGTTTTGGGCAATATAGCCCGAAATCATCAAATCGTCAATCACTGCGCCATTGGCGGTACGCCCTGCGGCATAGGTGCTGGCTCAAGCAATGGGTTTTGTCCAAAATCAATGTCTTGTGCGGCAATTTGTGCGTATGCCGCTTGATCAGCATTTCTACGCTCAATTTCTGCCATTAAACGGCTGGTATCCATGCGGTGCAACATAAGCTGAACAATAGCTTCAATTTCGGTTTTGTTTTGGCTTGTGATGGAACGGGTGTTTTGGTCGTTTACCTTGACTTCTGCCATCAATTCGCTGTTGTGCGCCTTGGCGGTTTGTCTCATCAGTTCACGTTGGGTTTCGGCTTGTTGTTTCACGCCCTCAATGTCGGCACGTTGCTTCATAGCCAATTGCATTGCCGCCATTTGGTTTTGCATATCCTGCACAGTTTTCTTGGCTTGCGCCAGTTCCATCTGCACTTGGGGCGGCACATCGGATTTCTCATCAATTTGCGCCAAAGGATTCATGGCGGCAAGGCGGTCAGCAATTACATCAGCGCCAGGGAAGTCCATGTTTCGGAATACCAAATCGCCTGCAACGTTGAACAATTCGGGCTTTGCCATCAGCGGCATCATTGCATCTACGGCTTGCTGGCGCTTGCTCATAAAGCCTGGCCCTGTATCCATCACTACGTCATATTCGCCCACTGTCACATCATTTAGCACCGTTTGAACGCCATCATCTGTGCTTTTCTGCTCGTTGATGGTCTCCATGCTTGGCTGTCCATCAGTGCCAATAATCCGCATAACCCGTTGGGTATCGTAAATTTTGGGAATTAAGTCCAAAATAATCTTGCCCGTATGCCTGATGCTGCGGGTCATGTTGTCGTAAAAGTGGAAATTGCTCAAATCCACTTGATTTTGTTGACCCGCCAAGGCTTTACCCGAAATATTGCCACTTGGCAATTGGTTGGGGTCAAGAATACCCAACACCATTTGCAAGTCGGCAGAAATAGCGTTGGCGGCTTCCATAATGCCAACTGGCGGCGGCTCGGGTTGCAGGCGTGTAGGCACTGGGGCTGGTACGCCTTCAATGTCTTTTTGTTTGTAACGCAGAACAGGGCTTGACTTGATGTTAGCCAATGCCCATTCGTTTTCGTGACCCTCATCCTGACCCTCGGCAAGCAGCCATTTAGCCTTGGGCGCAAGGGCAATACTCTCGGTCATGCTGGTGCGCCAAAAGTTATACATCCGCTGCGGGTCTTTGGCAAACCGCACCAATCCATATTTTTTGCGCTTGTCATCCACAATAACTTGTGCGCCATAACAAGGCACAACGGGAATATATTTACCCGCCCAAGTCTTTTCTTCCAAGACTTCCATTGCGGTCATCTTGATCCATTTAACAGCTTTGCGGAATGATTCACGCTGGTCAATAACGGTTAAGCCTGCGGCATCAACACGTTCAAAAAAGGTATTGGAATCAGCAAAGTGGGTTGACCCGTCACTCAGCAAATACAACTTGGCACGTTCACGCTCAATGTAGAAAAATTCGGCAAGGCGAATATCTTCTTTGGTAACCCAGCTTGCGGTGTCATCGCCTGTTGACCGTTGGGCAAAAGATGCGCCATCATTAGCGCCAGGGTACATTTCCCTAAAAATCTTCTTATCCAACACCGTGGTAATTAGGCATCGCTCGGCATCCGACCCATCAGGTAATAAAGAATTGGGGTCAAAGTACACGGTAAATGGGTTGTCAATCGTGTCAATGTAGATTTCTTGATCAAACGAATCCTCGCTTGTGTAGCGGGTATTGATGCGCCAATAGCCCCAACCCATTCGCACGGCGTAATCAAAGGCGGTGTCGTAGGCGGTGTCGGCGTTGGAATTGACTTCAATGTGGCGGCAAATGCCCTCAATAACTTGGGCAACCTTGTAGTCAGCTAAATTATTTACCGCATGGACTTTAATGCGGGGGCGTTGCTGGCGCTGTTGATTGGTGACCTGCCGAATATAGGCATCAATCTTGTTGATGGTCAGGCAAGGTCGGGCTTCTACGTTACGGCTGTTTTGAATCTCAACAGGCCATTGGTCGCCAGCGGCAAACTTTACATCTTGCAACGCCTCGGCTCGGTTTGTTGAATCTGCATCATTGACCAATCGCCAAAATTTAATGGCTTCATTGATGCGTGTGTCGGAATTTGCTGTTTGTGCTTGATAGTCAGCCATGATTAGCCCTTTTTATCCATTGCCAAATTATCCCATCCAACTGCCAACTGTGGCAATCTGCGCTTGTTTCTTGCGCTTGGCAGGCTCTTTAATCATAAGGGCAATGTAGCGGAATGCGTCAGCCCCGTGGGAATAATGGTCATGCAACGGGTTTCTGCTGAATTGCCCTGTGTCGGGGTCAACTTCATATCGATAGTGCCGCAGGCAGGCCAAACCATCGGCGGTATGCTCTCGGTCAAACCAACAATTCGGGAATATTGTTCTTGCGGCGTTGATTGAGTCAATGATTGGCACTCGGGGCATAATTTGGGTTTTGTACCCTGCCGCCCTGACAATATCGTCAATTGACCGACCAGCCGCTGCCAAGGTTTTATTTTCAGCATCATGCGGCAACCAAATGGTGTCGTACACATAACCAAAGGTTTGCATGGTCGCTAAGTAATAACTGATGGTTTTTTGGCTGTCCTCAATGTAGCGAATTAGCCTGGTCTCCATCCCCACAAACTGCAAGAACCAAATGGCGGTGCTGTCCGACCATCCTAAGTCGAACACCGCATGAACTGGCTTGGTGGCATCGTAGGGCACACGGGTGATGCGCCCATCCTTTTCGGCGGCTTGCATTTCCTTGGCAAAGATAGCCCCATCAACAGTTTGGCGGCACAAACCCTCCCAAACTTGGTTGTAGGCTTCCTCGTCTCTAGCTTTAAGTGCATCCTTTTCTAACCGCAGGGTTTCGGGAAACCAAGGGTTATCTGACCAATTCACCCGCATGGTGATGCAATCCTCGGGGGCTTTAGCCACAAACCGCTGGTAGGTTTCGTCAGTCTCCAACTCGGGATTGAACGAAACCCATATCTCGCTACCTTCTTTGCGGATGGTGGGAATAAGAATATTCCACGATAGTCGGCTAGTGGTTTGAGCTTCCTCCACCCAACAAATGTCCACACCTTCATACGATTTGATATTGCTTACGTTGTTCTTTAGGCCAACAAAGCTAAATTCTGTGCCGTTACGCCCTCTAATGCTGGCTTGGGTTATTTCGTAGAAACCAAGCAAGCCCAGTGCTTCTATTTGGTCGCACAACAGCTTGTGGACTGAATCCCTGATACTGGTTTGAAACTCTCGGGCGCACAAGATGCGGATTGGATTCTTTGCCCCCAATATCAGCAAAGCCCTAGCTATTCCCCAAGACTTTGCCCCGCCTCGCCCACCATATAGGACTTTGTAGCGGGACTTCTGAAACAACCCTTGTAGCTTTACAGGGAATTCTGCCTTGGCAATGGCTTCTGATACATCACTCATTCGGGCTTTATGAACGTGACTTGAATCCCACCAAGTAAGGGCGTTCCATCAGCATTTTCAATGGTTGTGGCTTGAATCGCTTTACCATCTACCCTATCAATGATTTCCTTAATCGCCCAAGGCTCACCTTCCTCGGCTTGCCTTACCAACTGTTCGGCAATGCTTCTTAAGCGGTGTGGCTCTTGCGTCAAAACAAGGCGCAACTTGTCATAGAACATCCTGCTCTTTGCAGCATTCTGATTTCCTATTTGTGCGCCTCGTTCTGCCATTTGTTACCAATCCTAAGTAATTGTCGTTTAAATGATTTTAGATGACATTTATGGATAATAACCCTGTTCCAAAATTGAATCAGCATTTGTGGTTATGTGTTTTGCTGGTATCTGCTGGGAAACAATTTTGTAATTTCCACCCAAAGTTCCCTCACCATGTTGCATTGCATATTGTTTACTTACAGTAATCCAATCACCAGTGTTAATTCCTGTTTGTTTTGCATCTTTAGGAACTGCACGATACACCGTTACCATTGCATCAGGCTTATTTCTTACTTGTTGAAATAATTTAACCGCCTCACGATCTAAGGCTGGCACACCAGTTCCATAGTTTTGAACTGCGGTTTTGCCATAAATTGTGTCATCGAATGCTGTTGTAAGGTCATGTAATCTTGCAGCCCCGCTTTCAACCGTCATTGGTCTATGCGTTGTTCCATAATTTGGCATTTTTGAAGTCATGCCCATTGGGTTGTAAGCACTAGCCATTGTGTCCATAACGCTTTGCTGTGCCGCCAATTGCTCGGGTGTAGCTTGTTGCCCTCTAGCTGGTGCGCCCATGCCTTGACCAGCCAAATACATTTGTTGGTTGTAATCCCTTGCCCGATCATTTGCGCTACCAACCATCTGTTGCAAACTAGTAACAGGGTTTTGCACAAAATCCGACCCCTTACGCTTGGCAGTGTTTATGGCGCTGTAAATGTCGGCAAGGGTTGGCATTTACTTCTTCTTTTTGGCTTTTTTCTCAGCTTCACGCTTAACAGAATAGGCAATGGCAACGGCTTGTTTTTGGGGCTTGCCAGCTTCCATTTCCTTGGCGATGTTTTTACTCATTGCCTTGGGGGTCATTGATTTGATCAGTGGCATTTGCCTTCTCCTTGGATTCTTGGGTTAACCAGTTTTGCAGTTCTTGAATTGCACCGCTGATCTGCAACAACACGGCTTCATGCTGTTTGGCGGTATTACGCAATTCTTCAAGTCTCGCTGTTATCTGTTCTGTTGTCATGTTCTGCTAACTTTTGCTTTAATTCAGTGTTTTCCCTAAAAAGGGCAGCGGCTTGCACCATTGCATTGTCACGCTGCCCCTCCAACATCTCGACTAAGGCTTGCACATCAATGTCGGGATGTTTCAGCATTTAGGCAACCGTACTGACCATGACGTAGTAGGTTGTGCCACCGCTGGTCACTGGAATGGTATGGGTAACCACTGGTGAACCTACTTTGGCTCTAAACACGCCTGTTGCGCTGACCGCAGGCATCGCCGCAAAGTTACCGACTTCGCCAGTGCCTGAGTTTGTTACACGCAAAAATGATGTGTTTGACCATGTGCCGCCTGATGCAAAATCAGAGTCCAATTGCAACGCCGCCAACGTACCGCCTGGGTTTGTTGACGTACCGCCAATGGTTGCTCGAATTGCATTTGCCGCACCCGAAATCGTGCCTGATCCATTAATGGATGTGCTAATGTGTGATCCATTGATTGTTCCAGCAGTAGCAGCGCCAGCACCTGTAACCACGCTAAACGCTCTAAACGTTTCACCGCTACCTGTGCTACTAAATGTCAGCTTTTGGTAGGTTAAACGGGTGTCGCCACTTGTGGCGCTGGTTGTGGCATAAGCGCCGTTGATGATGCCGCTTGATGTAACAGCTACGGGTACGGCTGAAGTGCCAACCTGTACTGATACAAACTCGGGGTCTGCGTAAGCTACGCCTGTTGCGATTGAATTTGCCATGATATTTCCTTTATTTTTTCCAAAAGGGTTGTTAACAATTCCAGTTTTTTAAGCTGGCTTTTGCCCGTTCCGCTGGGCCTTTCGAGTGTTTTACCACTCCTTCCATTCTTGCACAAAATGATGCTTTTCTGCCAGCATCAGCCTTAGTCTTTGGGTTTGGGGCTGGTGGCTTCAAGTTTGAATTGTTTTTTGCGTTGTATTCAGCACGACCTTTGGCGGTCATTCCTGCACCCTTTTCTGTTGGGTTGTAGGTTTTCCCTTTGCCCGTGGTCTTATGGGGTATGGGCTTGTCGTGCTTTTTCATTTCTTTTTCGCCGTTTTAGCGGATTGCTTGAATGCCTCGGCAGTAGGTGCGCCCTTGCTGCCTGGCGTTCTCATGCGCTCGGGCGTTTTACCCGCCGCCTTTTGGCGCTCTATGCGTTCTTGTTTTTTGTGAATATTGGCATACAAGCCTGGTTTAGTTGCCATTTTTAAGCCTCCACAACGGCGCAAATGTCCGCCTCTTGAATGATTTGATAATCTTGGTCATCAATGCGGTGAACGGGCCAGTTAAGGTAATCCCCGTTCCCATACTTGATGAAATCCCCAACTTGGCAATCCCTAACCATCGGCCCTACCGCCACAATTGTGCCCTCGTTAAAAGGCTCTTTATTGTTGACATAGATAATATCCGACAAGTTTCGGGTCAAGGGTTTGACCACCACACGGTCACGCAGAGGTTTGAGCATTTGCTTTCCTCACATATTTGCGTTTTGGGGCGGTCATTTGATCGGTGGTTATGTCATACACAGGCAAATTCAACATTTTGACAACTTTAGCCTCATGCTGACCGCACCAATCCGATTCGTGCTTGTTTTGCTGTTGTGGATATAGGCGGCACACGCCCATGATCTGCTGGCTTCGGAAAAACCGACAGCCGCCGCAATTAGAATGTTCATCAGCCACTCAAAAACTCCTTTTTTTGTTTGGTCAGTAAGCCCCGCCAACTAGCCTTGGCGTGGGTTTACGCTTAATCCTGATAGCACTTGCGATCGTGGGTGTAACAAACACCATTTGACTTGCCGCCATCAAACTTTTTATCAGCGCCGACCATGTTAGTCATGGCTTTAGGAATGTTGTTTTTAACACTTCCTTTGCTTACCATTTCGGGGGCAGGGTTGCCAGCCATTTTTGCTTGATTGCCATAACCGTATTTGCTGTTCATTTCTTTCATAGGGTTTCTCCTTAGTTGAGGAATCGCAATTTATACAAAGTCGAATTGATCAAATCGGCGATTTCATCAACAAGATTTTGCAATTCTGTGTCTTGGGGCAACTCTTTTCGTGCTTCCTCGACAAAATCTTTGAGGTTGTCCAAATATTTTACGGGGTCTTTTTCGAGATGAAATTCATCAGGGAACTTTTTAAGCTGCTCATAGCGCCCCATATACGCTTCCGCATATTGGTCAACCAAATCAATAATTTCGGCATAGTATTCTCCCAATGCCATGTGCTTGGCAAAGCTGTCTGTTGACCAATGCATAAAATGCGTAACCGTGCTGGAATGCAACAAGGTGGCAACAAATTCTGAAACTTCTTCGTTCATAAAGCCACTATATCAAAAAAAAGGGGGCTGTTAAACCCCCAAAACGGGTTAATTGGCAACTGCACCCGTGCTATCCATTGTAGGCATAGGCACATCGGCAGGCCAATCGCCAGTGTTGCATAACCTTGCAACCGTGGCAACGTGGGCGTGTAGCCACTTTTCTTGCCGTTCTTCACGGCTTAAATCCTTGCCTTGGTCAATTTCGTAGTGGCATTTCAAACAAAGCGCCGCAACTAAGTTGTCATCAGCTTTGATGCCTCTACCCTTGCCACCGCCCCAATTTGTGTGTGCTGCCTGCACCATGTGCCCCGACCCGCAGGCTTGGCAATCAAGCCCCGCCACCAGTTTTAGTAGTTTCTTGCTTCTGACGTATGAATGTTTTTCTATCAACTATGGTCTCCAATGTGGAAAATCTGTGCATATTGGCGCATTCCAAACGCCTTCTGCGTGTGTTACCTGTGGATATTCTCGTTTCTTTGACTATTGTCCATGTCCCGCATTCGGGGCATTTCATTGGTGCGCCCTGTCTTGCACCCTGTTTGTGGCTTCCCTTGTGCGCCAAACCTCAATATCAAGCCTTGCCGCCTCAATTTCCCACCGTAAAGTTTCCTCTTTTTCAATTGCCGCTGCCAATCCTTTAAGTAACTGGTGATATTTTGGATCGGCATAGGCTTCTCGTTCTTGGGCATTTGCCGCCTCATACCCCATTTCCAAGGCATCTTTCATCAACAGCGCTTTTTGGCTTTTGCGGAATTCCTCAAGGTAAACCCTTTGGGCTTTGGCTTCGCCGTAAGCTGGTGCTTTGTCTCTAATGGCTTGCGCCGCTTCTTCGGGTTTCATGAATTTTCTTCCTTAACCAAGGCTTTTTTGATGGCGGCAATAGCAATGGATTCTCGTGAACGCCACTCACCATTGTGCGGAACAAGCCCTGAGTTTGGATTTTCTAATGCATATAAGGCTAGTTTTAAAACTTCTTGTGTCATGTTTCCCTCAGTTTCACCACACCAATTACAAATTCCTTGGTATGCAATCATTGATTGTTCTGCTGGACAAAAATGTTCTTTCATTTTAAAACTCCAATCATTCTTAAAGCCCCATCAGGGCTGTCAATCCTTGCCAATGTACCTCCGCACCAATTTTCAAAAAAGTCGGCTTGTAGGCTCGTTAAACGCTTTCTAGAGGTACTTTTGATTTCCACCAAGAATGTGTGATTCTTGTAGCCAACCAAAAGGTCAACAGGCAAGCCAATAATCCAAACACAAGCGCCAGCGGCTCGCAAGGCAGCAACAATTTGATCTTGGTTTGCGTCAACTCGGGCGGCGTATCTCATTTTTTTAGCTTGTTCATGTCTTTGCGTAACTGGTCAGCGGCGGGTTGACCACGCCTTTTTGCTATGTCGGATAAGGTCATCTGCCACCACCCAGCGGCTTCCGATTTCCCCTCCTCTATCACTTTCTGCCGATACCGCCTGATCCAATCTCGTGCTTCGCACTCCCGCATCCATTCCTTCGATGTGTCCATCAATGTCACCTGTCATTTCTAGTGCTTTTTGAATTGTGTGGGCAGGATAAGGTATTCCATCCCGCACCCGATCCAATATAACTTTTGCGTGTTCATAGTTCATTTAGGATTCTCCATGCTGTTGCGGCGCACAATGGGACTTGTCCGTTGCCAATGGCTTTAAGTCTGTCCACCCTGGCGGCCACCCCATTAGCCACTCGACCCATTCGGGGTTCAACGGCCCACCAACCTGTGCCGCTAGGGGTATCTCGTTCCTGCCGTATTCCGATGGATACCCTTTGTCTTTCCACATTCTCTGCACTGGTGTGGGCCAAAGTCTCGAATTGTTCACTTGGTCCACCAATCTGATTTGGAT